GCTCTGCTGCTGCATGCTCTGCTGCTGCATGCTCTGCTGCTACCTGCTCTGCTGCTGCATGCTCTGCTGCTGCATGCTCTGCTGCTACCTGCTCTGCTGCTGCATGCTCTGCTGCTGCATGCTCTGCTGCTGCATCTTGTGCTGCTTCATATATAGATTCTTCAACTGCATTTTCATTATTTTCCATTTTATTTCCTCCTAAATAGTATTATATCATTATAAGTATTAAGGGGAGTAAGAGCGTTAACCCCTACTCCCCCTAAAATTTTACTGTTTATAGATTATGCATCTACTGCAGCATCAGCATACGCGATTGCATCCTGCTCTTCCCATTGAAGACCGAAACGAACGAATACTGTATATTCTACTGTATCCTTCTTTGGACGGTATTCACGGTTTACAGTGATATCACGCTGGAATCCCCATACACGGTTCTGAGGGAATGTAAGGTCTACATAACCTGCAGGGTAGTAAGGAACTTCCTGAACATCTATGCCGAGAACACGAGTTGTGCGTGCTCCGCCAAATGTTTGTGCTCCGCCATCAAGGTATGCTTGACGGTTGGCAGGGGTACCTGCTGGAGTACCAGCAAATGCCTCTGCGATTGCATCAGCCAATGTACCATTATTTTTAATGATACCCTGGAATGCATCTGTACCAGCATAGAACTTCAAGTTAGACTTGATAGCACGATACTTGCGTGGCATTGCAAGAATGATCTTCTGCATTGCATCAGTAGTCCAGTTATTGTTTTCAACTGTAACTACTGCTTCGTGTGCGTCTCCACCAGTCGTGACCTTGTTAACAAAGCCCTCCATGATAGACGTAAATGCACTGCCTGTACCTGTACCATTAATGGCAAGGTCTTCAATGTCATTACCAAAAGCATTGGTCATTAAACGAACAATGTGATCTTCTAGTGCTGCACCTTCGATATTATCTTCTAGTGATTCTGCAGATACTTCCCAGTCAAGACGAATTTTCTTTGTAGTCAATTCAACCTTTGAGAATGTTGCACCTGCGTTTGTGTAATCTCCAACTGCTTGCGCTGCTGCACGAATTACACGCTCTCCGACGTTTACCTTTTCGAGCTCCATTGTATTGGCTCTCATAGTAACACGGCGACCATCTTTGGCGAGGATTGTAGCATCCCACACGTAGTCTATAAAACGACGTGCCTGCTCTGGGCGGAGAATTCCGCTTCCAGCCTCACCTGAAGGATTTACTGCGTTTGGACCATCAGTATTACCTAATGTAGCATTTGGGATATTACCCAACACACCACCATCAGTATAATTACCTGGTACGTTCGAACCTGCTGTTGAGCCTGATGCAAATGCACCCTGTCCCTGATACAATCCTGGTGTTGTTCCACCAAGTTCTCCAGATGCTCCTGGCTGATTCTTGATTATTTCTTGTTCCGACATATTGTCACCTCCTGTGATTTTTTACTTATTATTTTTTTTAATTAAATAAGTCGGCTGTTTTGAGGAAACTACCGCCCCATAGGGATTTTTCAACCGTTTCAGGTTGATTCTGTACTATCTCGCCGAGATCGCCAGACTTTCGGAAAGCGGTATCTTGCTCTACAAGTTCTACTCGCTTACCAAATTCACTAAATCCATTTGATACTGCTGCTATATCTTTTGCAACTGACTCAAATGAATCTTTTACTACTTCAACATCAACCTTTGAAGACTTAAGAAGTTCTACTTCTGCTTGCAAAGATTTTACTGTTGAGACTAGATCGCTAAAGGCAGATGTTAGGGTATTCTTGATTTCGGCAATTGATTCAACAACTGTCTCATCTGATTTAGATACCTCTGTAACTTCAACTACTGCGTCGATTGCTGGAGTCTCTTCAGACTTTACAACCTCCTTAGATGTTGGGACTTCATCAGTCTTAACAACATCTTCTACTGGAGTTTCAACTACGGCATCAACCTCTGGAGCGACCTCTGACTTTTTTACTTCTACTGCTGCTTCTGTTTCAATAACTTCTGCAACCATTGTTGTATCTTCTGTCATAGGACTTACCTCCTTGTTAATCTTAGAAGTTTTAATGCCTTTAGCACTATCAACTAAGAATTTTATCATATTTAATTTTTCATCATCCGTTTTTTCAACGAAACCTATGTTAACCATTGCTTCTCCTGTTACAGGACTAATCTCTGATTCATTTTCAGAAGAAAGGACAACTCCACTTTCTTTGTCATAAAACACATTTTCTAAAACTGTGGCATCACCTTTAATAATATTTACACCATCTACTTTTTCAACTGAAACAATATTTGCAAATTGATTAGCGGGGGAATCTACAAGACTCAACTCTACTAAATCATATTCTTTAATAATTCTAATTTGTGTATCTGATTTTTCATCATAGGCATCATCCCACTTATTCATTCTACCGCCAATTGAAAAACCAGTAAGTGTTCCATCAAGAACCTTTTCCCATGTATCCTGGGCACCTTTTGAAACATATGCAGATACATAAACACCTTTATAAAACTTTTTTGATTCTGGATCAAAATATTTGTCTTCTTTAAAATTAATCATTTTACCAACTGCTAAAGGTTGGTGCATTTCTCTAATGTTTCCACGAAATTTTGCAAATGCATCCATTGATGCTTCAGATGTTACAATGTCCATCTGCCTGTCTAGATTGTCCAATGAGGCAAATCCAGATACAACTCTGCGCTCTTTATCAACTTTATTGAATGGCATTGATAGGCGAACAGTATCACCTTCAGTGTTCCATTGAGCCTTTGATATAGTCATGGTATTATCTATTATAGACCCTTTTTTTACAGTGTCTCAGTTACTGAGATGAACGGCCTTCACCCTTTGGATTTCTTCCACTTATTGTAGCAGTTCCATCCGACTGATTGTTTGTTCTTTCTGTATCCCGTTGCCGATTTGCATTATCATTTGCTGCTTGTTCTGGCTTAGGCTCAAAAGGATCGTCTCCTCCTTTTCTTTGTGGAAGTCCTAAAATCTGACGACCCTCGTTAGGAAGCATTACCTGTGTCTTTACCAATCTTTCAATAATCTGAGACTGGGCAATCTCGTCTGTGAGAGTTAGTTCATTAAATTTAAAATCAAGTATGTCTGTTTTTTCTTTGATGATCTTGCCAATCATTTTTTCAAGGTTTCTTTGTGCTGGTCTAGCAACTTGCTCTTTAAAAGTTCTATCTTGTGCTAAGGCTGCTGCTATAGATCCAGAATCTCCACCACCAATTTTGGATAATGGGACTTGGTGAGCAACAAGAATATCATCACGATTTTGCTTGCGATATTCTTTAAACGATGCTTCTTGAATTCCATTTTCGACTGGGTCCATTTTAAACTCAACCTTATTAGTGTCTGAGTCACCAGGAAGGGGGATGTAGAGTGTTCTATGGTTTTGTCCTTTTAATCCTGTCTGTAAAAATCTAAACATTTTATCTTCTGCCTCTGGAGAAAGTTTTGCACCCTTTAAGGTAACAACATATCTTGGCGTTGCTTTATTTTGAAAATAGTCAATGTTGTATTGTGATGCAAGCTGATCTCCATGAAGAGAGCCAATTGCTGACATAATGTCTGGTACTCCATAAAATGTATTTAATGGTGAGTATTCTTTAAAGTGAATTATCTCGTTTGGTCGTGCATCTGTTCCTAATGGGTTTGGATTAGTCCCGCCAAAGTTTCTAAAGTAAACAACCTTGTTTCCAATAACCTGAACATATCCATCTTTAATTCTTCGAATTCTCATTGTAGTTGATGGTATATGTCCCACATATCCAATTTCATTACGAGTAGTTCTACCAACTTCAAGGTATCCGTTTCCAGTTGATTGTAGATCAGTAAACACTTTTTCCATAGTTGTAGTAAATGAATCTTCATCATTTAAAGATTCAAGCCAGTCTCTAATTTCAATCTTTGCTCGTTCAATTCTCTTTCTTGCATTATCTGATGTCTTAGGCTCTGCCGCTTCTAACTTAAGAAGCGTCCTTGCAGATACTTCAAACTCATATCCTAGCCCTACAATGTTTTCTACTTTAGCATCGATGGCTGCGTGATTAGCAAAAGATGTATCATAAAAACTTGCAAGTTCATACAAGTTCCAGGGTGGTGTAATTACATCAAACAGCCCGTATGCATTTCTATAAATTACTCCTGGATTAATTTCTTTAGACTTTGCACCATCCAGGCCAGTACTTTCTGCTCTTGAACTATCTATATATCCTTGGCTTGATTCTGATTTAACTATACGAGAAGTTCTTCTTTTAAAATTATTATCTAAACCATTTAAATCTTTTATAATGTCCCAAGATTGATTAAAAGGATCTTGTTTTGCAAAAGTGTCATCCTCTTTAAGAGGAATATCAACCTTGGCCCTAATGTATTCTGATCTATCTTCTGACATTAATCATCACTTCCATATTTATTATATGTATCTTGAGCAGCTTTCCAAGCACCCAAATCATTCATAGATGGGATAAAGCCTTCTTCCATTCTTTGTTTTTGTTCTGAGTATTCTTCTTCTGAGATTCTAGTTAGTCCTGGTACAAAAATGCACTCTCCGTCTCCTTCATCCCCGTAATATTTTGCAGCGTCACGGAGTTTAGCAATCTGAGATATGTCACCTTTCATGGATTCAATGTTTAATACAGAGCCATTACCATCTGTAAACCATCGGCCTCCAGATTTTTTGTAAACATATAGGCCCCAGTCATAGTGTTTTTCAATAACTTTAGCCCGAGATTCTCCCACTTGCCCCTTCATTTTGGGTAAATTTTTCTTTTTGGGTGGCATATTTGGAGTATTCATAACAACAAGTATACCATATTAGACAGCATCAACAGTTGTTTTGAACACTAGGATGTCACTATAAACTTTATATTCATAGGAGTTTACCGAAAAAACTTTATCTGTGTCAATAATAATTTTATTAGTCCCTGTATATGTTTTATAAATTCCTGCAGGGTCTACCCCATAATAGCTTGTTGATGCCAATATTAAAACACCATCCCACATATATGAGGAAGATTTCCAGTAATCCCACTCAAGGGTAAGTGGTGAAGAATTTTTAACAGCAAACCACGGCCTAACTTCTATCTGTTGGACTTCTTGTAGGTTTGTAGACTGATAATAGGATATTGTATTAAAGGTTATTGGACCATTTAAGTTTATTGATCCTGACATGTTTTCAAAATTTAGAAGGTTGGGGAAAGATATCCCTAAGAATCCCCACTCTTTTACTGTTATGACTGGCTCTTTTACTATTTTACCGTTCCAATAAAAAGCAATGCCATCCTCAACATTACCAGTTTTGACATTTATTGCATAAATTTTTGCCCTTTGTCCAGTTGGGTGGATAGCAGACATATAAAATTTTATATGAGCATTTTTTGATTTAATCTCAAATATTTCTGTTGCAGCATAGGGAAATGAATCTTGGTCATATCTAATAGCTGACTGCATTGCCATTACTTTAAAATTTGAAGACATTTCTTTATTAATTGGGATAGCTAGCCCTCTATTAATCAATGGGTCATTTACACCTTTAATCTCAATACCCGTATATCTTGTTAAATAAAGATACGGAGAGCTACCTTTATAAATTGTAAATGGATTCTTGTCTTTATAACTATAGTAAAATCCTGCTTTTTTATATGGGTATAGTTGATTTCCAAACTTAGTTCCAATTGGATTTGGAGATGTAGAATTAAATGCTTGTGATGCATACTCCATATTTCTAATTTCAACTTTATTTTTTAAAATTCTTTTAACATTAAACTCAAGGTGTGTAACAATTGCTAAATCCAAAACTGATACATTTGAGGGAGGATAGATAATCATATTATTAATAACTTCGTACTTTGTGTTAATCCATTCCTCTCCTGGATTGACAATTGAATCGTTAGAGGGTTTTTGAATATTTGTGAAATTAGACTGTGAAACATTTGCTCCATTTTTTATATATTGAAACGTTATATAAGACCTTACTAAAGATTTAGAAGTATCATATTTATAGTTTTTATAAACTTTATTTTTTAAATCACTGTAGTCTAAGTACCCAGTAAAAAGTTGATTATCTAAAGAGCTATACGATCTTTCAAGTGGGATTGTATATTCATTTTTTAGCTCTTGATAAGTCCAAGATCCAGCCTGCTCTTCTTCAATAAAAATAGATGGGGATGGATAGTTTACATTAAACTGAATTAAGTCTAAATCATAGTAATCTTTATTTTTTTTATTTTTTACATATTGGGCAAAATAAGTTAATGGAATATAGTCTTCCCAATACCCCTGAATATCTATATCCAGAGTATACGTATCAAAGTATTTTGATGGAGATAGGGTGTAGCTTGCAGTATGAGATTGAAATTCTTGTTCTGCAAAAGAAGAGATATCTCCGCCATCTATG